AGATTAATGCTAATTTTGATACTTATGCGCAGGATGTTGTGGGTGGCGCGCTTGGTATTGCGAAGACGAAGGGTTGGGATAACGCTCGCCCGTATGTGACACCAGTCGTCGATAAGGCCGTAAAGATTGTTAAGGCTAGTGGTTCTGCGGCTGGGAATGCTGTCGCCGATTCTGCTGATTGGACTGATAAGCAACTAACTAAGACTGTTGTTTATGATTGGGCGAAGAAGAATGCTGCTGTTCCGGCTAAGGATTTTGTTGCAGATACTTACGACCAGTTGTTTAACTCTGGTCTGAGCGACCGCATTGCTACCGCATCCGCTACTGACCGTGAGGTTCTTTATCGGTCGAATGATATGACGAATCGTGATCCTAACGTTTCGTCTGCGGCTAGTGCTGCTGATCGTGAGCGTTGGATTTGGCTGGCTATGGGTAAGTCCAACAACCCGCTTTGGAAGGATTATGATTCTGGCTTTTCCGAGGAAGAGTTGCGGAAGATGTCGGACTACGAACTCGTCAATGCCGCATACGGCGCGCACTCTAACATCATGCAGCGCGTATGGGGCGCGGCGCAGAACGATCTTAAGAAGTTGGGCGCTATCCCGGCTGCTGTGCAGCAGTTGGATAACGTTATTAACGAGTCGAAGAAGAATGGTGATTGGCGCGGGCTTGGCTATATGGCTGAGTATCTTGCGACTCAGGCCGGGTATAACATCTGGGCGCTGCATCAGGCTGGACTATATGCTGGCACTGGTGGCCTTGCTGGTAACTATAAGCCGCTTGTGCGAGCGTTGCAGGCTGAACCTATTCTCACCACTCTGGATGCTATGGCGACCGCTACGGCGTATGGCAAGGTGGGTACTGCTGCTCTGAAGACTGGTGGTGCGCTGACTAAGGTTGGTGCTGCTGCTGAGCGTATCCCGGGTGCCGCTCGTGCCGGGTCGCGTATTGCGACTGCGGCTGAGCGTGCTGCCTTCCGGACGGAGGGGCCTGCAGTTGGCTTCGGTCCTGCGAATCGCGTTCCGACTACGCTGGGTGGGCCGTTGCGTGCGGCTGCTGCTGTTGGGCGTGGGGCGCGTAGGATTGCTGATACTGAAGTTCTTGTTGCGGAGAATCCGGTCTTCACGAAACTCCGAGAGAACACTGATGGTGCGCAGTCTAATGCGGCGCAGGGCGCTGTTTATCTCCCGGGCAGCAGTTTCTTCAGTAAGGGAAGGGCTATTCTTAAGAAGAAGGTTTACGAGCAGGACAATGCTGTTGGGCAGGTTGTCCGCGACGTGACCCGCAAGTTCGATGCTGCGAAGGAACGCGCTCTTATTTCGCATGTCGCAAACGTTATGGGTTCTCAGCGCGCTCAGGTTTACGTTAAGGCGTTCCAGCGTCTAGTGAAGCAGGACCCCGTTGTCGCGCAGCGCGCCCTGTTTGACCTTCAGGGCTTGGACATGCTGGACCTACCCGACGGTCTGGTCGGAGCGTTGGGTACTGCTGGTGGTGGCGGGAAACTAATCATCGGACCGGCGGAGGAGTTGGCGCGTCTGCAGCGCGTTCTTGATGGCGAGTTGTGGGTTCGGCGTGGCGTTGGTGATACTCCTGACGAGTTTAGGTATACGACTGATGACATTAGTGACACTGGGTTTAAGCAGGTGCTTCCGACTGAGGTGGCGCGCGCTCGTGGCATTACTGATCCTCGCGTGTACGAGCCGCTTGACGCAAATGCGATGGGTCGGCTGCAGGCGAACATGGAGAATCTGCGCCGGATTGCTGAGGCAGACCCGGACAAGGTGCGGCAGGCCAAGGAGTTCCTTGCGGTTGCTATTGAAGGAGCGCGCCGTGGTCGTGGAGAAACAAACTCTAGTATTAATGATTTTGCTACGGCTGACGAACTGTCGAACATTGCTGCGCTTGATACTTTGGGCCGGTCGCCGGATAGCGGCGTCGCAGATATGCCGGGTGGCCTTGGCGACGAGTTGAATATTCCTAAGGCGGCTGGCGCGTCTCGCCGCGATGAAGGATTGTCGGGACTTGCGCGCGTACAGGACCCGACTGTTGCGCGCCTTCTTGCTGCGCCTATCGCTGGTGTTTTGCGGACTAAGGTTGAGGCGATTCTTGAGGGCGCTGCTGCGCGTACGTCTGCTAAGGCAGGGCGCTTGGCCGAGGTTTCTGATAATGCTCGCCGAGCCGCTCAGGATGCTGTTGCGGAACTTCGTATTGCGGAGAGGGAGTTGGCGGCGCTTGAGGACGAGTTGGCTAATGCTCGCGCTGCGAAGCCGAAGGGTCCGAAGGCCGTTGCCGCCAATAAGACTAAGGTTAAGAGTTTGGCTAGTAAGGTGAGCGCCCGCAAGAAGAAGGTGGCGATCCTTAACGCTAAGTCTGAGCGACTGGGCAAGATTGACGAGAACGTTGCGACCCGTGCTGATGCTGCCCGCGCAGAGGCTGATGTTATTGCGGAGGCACAGGGCAAGATTGATGCGTATGTGGAGTCTGCGCTGCGTGATCTTATTGAGGCTGGCGATAGCCCGGGTGGCGGTAAGGTCTTCTTCCCAACGGAGAAGACTCCGGTTGGACCGGCTATGGCCTACGACCCGTTGCGTGCGCTTGCTGGTCGTGGCGGGAAGCGCGACCTTCTTGATGTGCATACTGCGCAGATGGCGCTCGTGGGTAGTGCTGAGGATATTGCCAAGTTCGGTTCCGTGCTGGCGCGCAACTTGCGCCTACCCGGTATGGCCCTGCAGATTGTCACTCGCCTTAATGCGTACCTCATGCGTACGGGCGTTGTTATCAAGATGTCCGATAACGCGGAAGACTTTGCTAAGCAAGTAGATTCTATTGCCGAACTGCAGAAGGTTTACGGTGGAACCTCGGATGATTTCCGAGTTATTGTCGTAGACGAGCGCACGGGATTCTTGGGCGAGCGCGCTCTCAAGGACCTTGAAAACGAGTCTATTGATAAGACTGCTTCTAAGGGAGTTGAGGGAGCAGAAATCGATGAGGCTCGGATGGGCGAGATTATCGCTGACGCCATCACGACCAACGCGCGCGACAGTCTTGACTTTAACACCATGAAGGGCAAGCGCATTGTCATTGTTGAAACGAATAGACTTAAGAAGTTGAATCAGGAAATTACGCGGGCTGCTCAAGCGCCTTCGTTCCTTGAGAAACTGAGCCGTAAGTGGGTTCGCATTACTCTCAATACGCTTCCCCGTACAGCGTTTACTAACATCGTTGGCTCTGCGGTTCTTGCCGGGCTGGGCGGCACTGGTCTGCGTGGCTTTATCGATGCTTACAGGCTGATGAAGACGGGCGATATCCCTGCTGAAATTTCTCGCGTTGGCATGGCTGGACTTGTTGATACTCCGTTCGGTTCGCGCCTTGGCGAAACCGGTATTTGGGCAAAGACGGGCCAGCGTTACATGGATACGTTGCAGATGGGTAACGTTATAGGCGAGGACTTCTCGCGCATGGCTGTCTTCATTGGTTCTGTCCGCAAGTCTCTCAAGAATAACCCAACTCTTCTTGCGCAGTTGGAGCGAGAACTCGCTGACGCAGGCAAGGTAAACGCAGCGTTTGAGGACCTGCTTGCATACGTTGCGCGCGGAGAATACCGCAATGCAAAACTTGTATCGCCTGAGGCGCTTGCGGTACGCGATAAGGCAATCGCTAGTGCTACTGATTTCCTTGGCGCGCAGTCTGGCCTCACGTCTACTACTAGAGCCATTACTAAGTTTGTTCCGTTCTATCATTGGTACGCGCACATCATCAAGTTGTATTTCTGGACGATGCCGCTGAACTATCCGGGGCGCACAATCTTCTTGAACACGATGGCGCGCATCGCGGAGGATCAGCAGCGCGAGTCGGGATTGATGGATTCGTTCTATAGTGACGCGGTTCGCGTTGGTACTGAGATGGTCGGCAATAACGAGTACGCAGTCGGACTGCGCTCGGGGCTTGGTCCGTTCTCAGGGTTTGGCAGCATTGGTGGCGCTGAAGGTTCGACGCCATTTGTTGACTACGCCTTCTCGTCTACGACGCCGCTGATTACCACTCCGCTTGTGGCGGCTGGTGTGACTGGCGACTTCCGCCCCATGCTGGACGCGAGTGGTGAACGCATCCCGAGCATCCTTGCGCCCGGCGGTATCCAAGCGGCGACGGCGCAACTGGAGCGCGCTATCGCTCCACTGGGCTTGCTGCAGCGCACGCTATCCCCGTCTGGCAGTGTTATCTTCTCTGCCGCTCAGGGCTTCCCTGAGGTTCAGCAGCGCAGGCCGGGCGAGGACTACGCGCTCACTCCGCGCGGTGTCCCCGGGCTTGGCGGGTTGCGTGGCGTTGCCGAGTCTGCGCTTGGCGGCCTCGCTGGTATAAGTGTTGTCCGAACTCCTGTCGCTGGGCCTGTTAGGAACCGACAGATTAAGGGTCGTGAGAAGTCGAAGTTGCAGGACCTTAAGGACGCAGCGAAGAAAGAGCGAGAGGCAAACAAAAAGTAATGGCACTATCTGGCGGAAAGAAGTCTAAGTTTTCTGACATTGCTCCTAGCCTTGCGAAGAAAAGCAAGTTGAACCTTGTATTCCCTGAGGGCGGCGGCACGGCTGCGGCCCCTGTATCTGCTGCCGTCCCCGTGCCCATCCCTAAGGCGGATGCCAAGTCGGGCGCTATCCAATTTGGTGGTGCTGCAGATGGTCGCGTGTTCAATCTTGGCGGGTACCCCGTCGCCACTAAGGGAGCGATTATTGGAGCGCCGGGTGGCGGCACGCACACTCGTGGTAACTGGGAGTCTGACAATGCTATTGACATCGCAGCGAAGATCGGTACGCCTATTCTTGCTACGCAGGATGGAACGATTGGGAAGATTTACAAGAACCAGAGTGGCGAGCCAGCCCTCAAGGGTATCCAAGTCCACCTTGGAACGGCAGACAACGAATGGTTCTATACCCACTTGTCGAAGATGGCCGCTGGAATGACAGTCGGTACACGCGTCAAGAAGGGCCAAGTCATTGGGTACAGCGGCGATGCTAACGGCAGCGGCCACCTGCACATTGGTGTCAAGAACGGCAACCCGCTTGACATTCTCGGGTTGCGGTAATGACTACCTCTGACGTTGACCGACTGTATGACGCTGTTGAGAAGTTGCGTCAAGAGGTACATATGTATCGCGCCGACTTGAACGGTCGTCTGCGCAAACTAGAGATGGATAATGCTGAATGGGAAGTGAAAGAGGAGATACGCGAGGCTGATAGAAAGAACTTCTACACTCGTGCCGCTCTGCTTATCGCTTGTGGTAGTGTTGTAACTGCAATCATAACTACTGTCATGGGGAATATGTAATGCTTTCTGAGCGCCGGTTGGTCGCTGGTGACGTGGTGTATGTGAATCAATCCGCCAAGCATGGGGCTGGCGTATTTGCTTCTACGGGGCTGCCGGAGGGTACGGTGGTGCATATCGCGCCCGTGTTGTTGATGAAGAAGGAAGACCTCAACGTTATTAACGAGACGGACGTTGCGGGGTATGTCTTCACATGGGATGAGGAGCAGTTGGCTTTTGCGATGGGCGTCGGTTCGCTCTTCAACCATTCGTCTAACAATAATTGTTTCTATGAGATGTGGCGTATTGGCGATGTCGATAGCACGTCTAACTTTTGTTATCCGTTTAATGCGTTTCGATTTGTGACACTTCGGGATGTGGCGTGTGGCGATGAGTTGACTATTAGTTATACTTCTGAAGACCAGCCGGATCTATGGTTTGAAGAGGTTGACTGATGAGTGAGGCTTGGACGAGGAAAGAGGGGAAGGACCCTGAGGGTGGACTTAATGCTGCGGGAAGGAAGTCGTACACCGCTGGCGAACTTAAGCCTCCGGTGTCTTCGGGTCAGGCAGCGAATAGCGCGTCTCATGCGGCTAGGCGTAGGAGTTTTTGCGCGCGTATGGGTGGGATGAAGAAGAAGTTGACGGGTAAGAAGAAGGCGAACGACCCGAATAGTCGTATCAATAAAAGTTTGAGAAAGTGGGATTGCTAAATGTATAGGACGCTTGCTATCACTAGCCCGGCGATGCACGGGCCGGACGTGGCTTACGCGCAGAAGATGCTGAATGAGTTTGGCGCGTGGGTTGGGAACGTTGATGGTGTGTTTGGCGAGTTCACTGGGCGCGCCTGTGCTGAGGCGAAGTATAAACTTGGCTACGCTAAGGCCGACGTTACTCCGACGTATGGGCAGAAGTTGGATGACTTCCTTTCGGGTAGGAAGAAGCAGACTGTTGTTATGAAGGTGCGGGCGAAGCGGCGTGTGCAGAAGCGCCCGCTCCCAGCAACGGTCATTGGCATTGCGCGCGAGTACATCGGTGTGAAGGAGTCGCCCGCTGGTTCAAACCGGGTTCTCTTCTCTGACTGGTATGGGATCGTTGGTCCTTGGTGCGCGATGTTTGTAACGTATTGTTTCGTCAAGGCGGGAAGTAAGGCGTTTGCTCGTGGCGAGCGTTGGGCGTACTGTCCGTTCATGCTTTCTGACGCGAGGCAGCAGAAGAATGGTTTGACTGTTGTCGGTAATGTTGACGCGGCTAAGGGCGACGTTGTTCTCTACTCGTGGAAGAAGGACGGCGTGGCAAACCATGTCGGCATCGTCCTTACTCCCGTAGACGCGAGTGGTAACTTTACTGCCATCGAAGGTAACACTTCCACCTCTGACGATTCTAACGGTGGAGAAGTTCAAGTACGTTCTCGCAACGTATCTAGTGTTATCGCTTTTGTTCGTGTAACCAAATAACAATAAAACAGAACAAGTCCGTGGGGGTTCAATGCGCGTCATTCGTGTGTCAGAAAAGTTCTCTGTAAAAGATAACCACATTAACCTGTACCCGATTGGCGACACGCATCTCGGTGCTGTCGATGTGGACGAGGAGTCGCTGAAGCGCGACCTCGCCAAGATCGCCGCAGACCCACACGCTCGTATCATTTTCATGGGCGACTCTGGCGATTGCATTACGCATCGTGACCCGCGCTTTGCTGCTGGCATGTGGAGCCAGCGTTACATCGAAGCGATGCACCACGAGGGTGGCGTTATCAGCGAGACGGTCGATCATGTTGTCGAACTGTTCGACCCAGTGAAGGATAAGATTTGGGCTTGGCTTTCGGGCAACCATGAGCGCACGGTGCGGAAGCATACTGATCGTGAGATTGGTAATGAGATTTGTGCGCTGCTCGGTATCCAGTCGAAGTACCTTGGGTATGGTGGCTTTGTCCGTGTGGAGTGGGCGCGCGATACGAGCAAGGGTGGGCCGCAGGCAGTGACGGTTATCGATGCTGCGCATGGTTGGCAGGCGGGTCGTCGCAGTGGTGCAAAGTTGAACCAGATGGAAGTAGAACTTTCTTATACTGATGCTGATGTGATCCTTCGTGGGCACTCGCATGATCGCGTGGCGCAGATTCTCCAGTCGCTGCAGATTGAGCGTGGCGGCGTGCGCGAGTGGCTTCGCGTTGTTGCGCACACTGGCACGTATAAGCAGGGCTGGACCAACTGCGATCATGGCGAGACGCATGATACGTGGGAGGAGACGAAGGGTTTCCGCAAGCGCGGCACTGCTACGAGTGGCCCGCCGGTCATCAAGATTATCCCTACCCTTACACGGCCTACCAGTGTCCCGGGTGCCGCTACAATTAACCCTGATGTCAACTACGAGGTAATGATCTGATGAACGTTAACCCTAAGATTTCTGCTGCCGCTGCTGCTGGTGCCGTTACGATTGTGCTGGTGTGGGCACTAGGGTTGCTGGGCATCGACGTGCCTACGGATGTTGCTTCCGCCATTACCCTGATCGTGGCTATCGCCGCTGGGTATGTGCGCGGTCAGGGTTCTTGGTCTTCGCGCGTATAGCGTGGACACCCGAGATTTGCGTAAGTTGAATCAGATGATTCTTCGTGCGCGCGAAAGGATTGTTGCCGATCAGCCTTGGTCGGCGGACGAGTTGCTTCGTGATGCTCAGCGCATGATTCGCCTAGACATTGGCGAGGGTGTGGATACTACGCCGCGTCGTCGTATGGAGAGCCAAGGCTTACATCGCAACCGCAGGATTCGCACGGGGGGGTAATCCCTACGCGCTGCCAGCAGGGGAACTCGCAGTCCTCGTCGCAGACGCAGTGTGGCGTGCTGATCTTGCCGTCCTTGTGCGGAGTCATTCGGACTCTTCGCTTTCCGTCTGTGTATTGCTGTCGCGCCATGTACCAAGTCTACTGCGTGTAGCCCATGCAGCGTTAGCAACCTTGGCATCGTTCCACGAAGCGTCTGGGTCTGTGTACCTGCGGGCGAAGTCGTATCTGGCTTTGTTCATGGCGAGGTATAGCACCATGTCGTATGCCTCTTCGCGCATGTTCTCTAGGAACTTGTCGGGGTGCCAGTCTAGCCACTCGCCGTTGTGCTCTTCTGAGCCTTTCTCGTAGCGAGCCTTGAGCACTCCGCGTAGTGTGTCGGCGCGGAGGATATCCCAGATGTGGAACTCAACTACTTCTTTGATTGATTTTTCGATGTGCTTGTCGATCTCTTCCCAGATTTCAGAACTCATCTTCTGCCTCCAGTTGCAATGCTAGTCGCGGGTGTAGTTTTGCCATCTGTTCGTATGTCACGGTGAACTCTGTACCATCGTGCCGCTCGCATGTCTTCGGACCGCCAACCTTCAGGCGAAGCATGTGTTCCCTGAGGCTTATGACGTGGTTGGTTCCTTCTGCGCATGTGATGTCGCAGTAGTCCTTGCCGTTGTACTCAAACGTGACGATTGGCTGAAGGGGCGCTCCGCAACGCTCGCAGGTGTTGAACCCGAGCGGTGTCTGGGTTGCGCCGAACATGCGGTCGCCCTGTTGGATGAGCCAGTTAGGATCTTCTTTTGCTTGGGCTTCGATGCGGGCCACCTTGTAGGCGCGGAAGCCAGCAAGGTTGTCGATAATCATTCCCTTCTTCTTGTCTCGCTCTATTGCCTCGTCCGCTAGTGCGCCAACAATCTTGTTGCGGTGCGACTCATCCATGCGATGCCAACCAGTTGCGGTCTTCGTCGCTTAGGTCGGACACGGCTGCCAGCGTTTCTATGCGGTGCGCCAGTGCGATGCCCAGTGCGTCTCGGCAGTCTTCGTTCGTTGAGTCCCAGAAGTCTCGGGAGATTGGAAGGTGCTCGCCAAGGGCTTTATGGATTCTTTCCTTGCGCGACTCGTCGCCTTTGGGAATAGTCATTTCCTTAGAGAGGATGCTGTGCCACTGGCTTGGCGTGTACCACTCTGTCGTGGTTCCGGTAACTGCGCTTACGGCCCCGACGATGGGGAGTAGTTTCCCGCCGAATCCTACCGGGCTTTCGATGGCTACAGATGTAACATCCACGCTGCCGTCGATGATGCCTAGCAGTGCGCCCAGTTTCTCTGCCACTTCGGAGCATCGGTGTGGCTGCTTCTTTGATTCGATGCTGAAACCGAAGGATGAGATATCGTCTAGTTGTCCCATCGCTGGCATGATCCCTAGGGCGATGAACTTTGTGCTTACGTCTATGCCGACGATCATTGGTCTGCGATCAGCGGGGGAATCGTGCTCGGGGAATAGTCTGTACGTTACGCATAGGGGGCATTCGCATTGCTCTATTACGTCTGTCATTGTGGCTTTTTGTCCAATATGATTACGAGGAGGATGAGTACTATCAGGCCGAATACTTGTTCTGCGTTTAGCGCCATTGGTGGCTCCGCGTGAAGCCACGGAACCCGATCATTTCGCTGCACTCCCATGCCGTGTATCCGTAGCCGGGGTACGTCTTCTCTGCCCACTTGTACAATCGCCATGCTGCCCAGACTTGTTCCATTGGGGTGGCGTCGCTCATTCGTTCGGGTTGTCCCTTCCGCTTAAAGTCTCCCCAGTTCTGAAGGGTCATCCCCATCCCGCCGAGGAAACTATAGTTCTTTTCGTTCTTCCAATGGACGCCAGCCCACCTTCCCTTGCGTCCGCTGGGCTGCTCGCACGCACCAATCTTTAGGGCAGTTTCGATCCAGTAATCTGGCGGAGTGTCCGCCCGATGGTCCGCTCGTGGTGCCGGTCGTGTCTGTGCGTCTGCCGCCACCGGGAATAACCCGATGACGGCAGCGATTGCGAAGGAGATGATGATGCGCATGTCAGAAGGGGATGTCGCTGTCGCCGACTGGTGCGGACTGGGGTGCGGGCGCTGAACCACCGCCCTCTTCGGACCGAGGCCCGAACGAGTAGACGCGGTTGGCGATCACTTCGATGCTGTCGCGCTTCTGGCCGTCCTTCTCCCACTGCGAGAACGAGAGTTCGCCTTCGACGCAGACGCGCATTCCCTTGGTGAACTGGGAGGCGATCTCTCCGGTCTTGCCGAACGCTACGCAGCGGATGTAGTTGGTCTTCTGCTGCTCCGCTCCCGCCTTGTCCTTCCACTTCTTATTGTGGGCGATGCTGAACTTCATCGCTACGCCGTTCGGCTCCGGGTCTCGCGTGAGGTTCCCGATGATGAATACGCTGTTCATTTGTTTTCCTTCCGTTCCCTGTGGGCTTTGATGAGTGCTGACGGGATTGCCATGCACGCATACCATAGCGTTTGTAGTGCTACGGCGCATAGGACGAACACGAAATATCCTACTACGACGATGACGAATCCGCCGACGAACAGTGTGGCGAGTACGCCTAGTACGTCGCCCATCATGCTAGATGTCCCCGAATGGGACGGTGGTCTGTGCGCGCTGCCCGTACTCGCAGCGGTTGTAGAACTCGCAGAACTTTTCGGAGCAGAGCCAAGTGCTCAACCGTCCGTAGGGTGGGAACAGTCCCGTCTCGCACGCTGCTTCCATCTGATTGATGGTGGCGAGGATGTTATTAGTTGTGTTCTCGTTTGTCTGCGCTTGGTTGCGGTCAACGACGTGGACGCTTTCGATGCGCCCGGGCGTCTTCCTGCCTACGTCTGCGACTACCCATCCGCGAGCGACGACGGGATCTTCCATGCCTGCGGCTAGGGAGTAGAGACACAGTTGCTCGTCGATGGTTGCCTTGGTGTGGCTGAACTTACCGCTTGTCTTTTTGATTGTTGTCTTGATGTCAGTGACTGTGTACTCAGTCTCGTCTATCTCTTCGTCTCGGTAGCAGAGTTCAACGAGGTCGATGTAGCCGGTGAGCAGCACGTCGTCCTTGATCTTGTGGTTGATCTCGTGCTGAACAGCGACCGGCTGTGCCTGAGCGAGATATCCCTCGGCGTATTCGACGGCCGCTTCGATCATCTTATCTTTTACGCGGTCGTCTTCGGCGATGTCGGTCAGGTCGAAGTCTTCGCCCGGGTCGTCGATATATCCCTGCATGGCTTCGACGGCTAGGTCTAGTGCTCCGTCTTGGGCCTTGTTGATCTTGGCTTCGTTCATCACATTGGTCGCCTTGTCGAAGGCGCTGCCAAGCATTACCTTGCCGGGCATGATGCTCGGGATGCCATCGACGTAGCGCAACTCGTATGCCTTGGGGCACATGCGGAACTTGTTCATCTGGCTGTGCGAGACGAACGCCATTCCATCATCGTTCTGCTTCGGTAGGTTACTCATTGTTGTCGCTCTCTTCCATGTGGGCGTTGAACTTTTCTTTTGCCGCGTCCTGAATGCGGGACCACTCTGCGTCCGTCAGTTCGCGCTCGTGCTCGCTGCGAATGGCATTGGCCCATCTGCACATCCAGCCTACGAGTTGGGATTCGACGGACGGGGTGTCGTTACTCATCGGTTGCGATCTCCTCTAGGTCCTTGATGATTTTCTTTTCGCTCTCTTCGGCGGCGTTTGCCCATGCCTGAATGTCTTCCGCAACATCGGGATGCTTACTTACCTGTTCGGCGAACAACTCAAACGTGGTGGCGTTGTCGTCGATGATGGCGCAGGACTTTAGAATCTTCTTGATCTTATCTCGCTGCGGCTTAGTCCACTTGGTTGCCTGTTCCATCACGAGGTCCGCTGTCGAAGGCGGCTGTGCGGCGGACTCAAGGTCGCTCTTGCTCCAGAGGTTCAGGGCGATACCGAAGCGCATGGCTGCGTTGCGGATGCCGTCGCCGATGATCTCTTTGATGAGGTCGCCGTCTTGCTTGCGGTCGTTGACTTCGACGCTTCCGTATCCGACGCGGCTGTGATCGAAGATTGTAAGTTTGATCCACATTCCAGTTGGTCGGCCGTTGCTGTCGCGGTCTAGGATCGGGCTTCCGTTGGAGTCGGTTCCGACTGGCGACCAGTGCCACAGTGGGTCGTGGCGCAGCAGCATCTCTGTCACTGCAGCGTGGCCCACGAATGAGAGCATCGTCCCACCTTTGGGCTTTTGTTCCACAAGGCTTGCGGGTGGGGTGCGCAGTTCCATGTGCAGGTCGCGTAGTGCGACGATGCGAAGTGCGTCGGGTAGGTCGGGGCTGTCGATGTACTCAATCATTTCTTACCTTCTTGTGTTGGTTGTTTTTGATTTCTTCTTTACGCGCTAGGTGTCTGGTGATTGTTTCCCTGTTCCATGCGGGGCGCTGGCCCGATGGATTCTGTACCCATGCGAACGGCGGTGGTAGGTACTTGCGCCACCGTGTGTCTGTTGGGTCGATCACCATGCCTTCTTTCTTACCTAGTTCCTTGACCATTGTTAGGCTTAGCAAATCCCAGTAGTCCAATGGGATGAATGATCCGTCGGGTAGTTCGTACCCGTGGGCCGGTAGGTGATCGACGATGCTGTGCCAAGTGCTTCCCTCTTTGTAGTATGGCTTATCTGTTGGTGTGTAGAAACTGGCGTACGGCTTGCGCCCGCTGTTCTTGTTGCGCGGCTTGATCCTGTCTACCGCTTTGAGTTTGCCTGATTGGTAGATTCGGTCTGCCATTACAGTGGGTTCAATACGTCCAGCGGGGTGTAGCGGGTGTGCTCTGGGTCGAAGGTTGCTGGCTGTCCGAGAACCCATGCGTCGTTTGCGCTCATGTATCCATAGACGGTAATGGTCCTGAAGTCGGGGTCCGCGGCGTATGCGGCAACCATAAGTCTGTCCTGATCTACGTCTCCTGACCGGACTGCGAATGCCTTGCCTGATGCGCGTACGCGGCGCACCTCGGTGTTGGACCCGACATCTGCGATCTTCTTGTACTTGTCGTGGTCGCGTGCGTCCCAGACGTGGCCGCCCCAGTATCGGTTAGTCACCTTAGCCACGGCTAGTTCGCAGCAGCATGTGGCGATTGTCGCCTTTACTTCGTCTTCTAGTCGCGTGTTGGCTGCGTAGTGCGATGCGGGTTTGCTGCCTTGGCGAGCGATCATGCGGCGGATGCCGACGTGTGCTGCCCATTCGTACTCGTAGTCGGCGAGGTAGATGGTCGTTGCCATTACTCTTCGCCCGTTTCTGCTGCCGCGATTGTCATGCGGAACCCGCCCGGGGCGTGGACTTCCATCGTGTTCATGCCGATGACGGCGGGCGAGTGGAAGTTGACGACGGACGAGTTGGTCGGTGCGTTCAGCGCGACGATGCAGTAGTCCACGGGCTGTCGGCCTTGGTCGATCCACGTTACGCCTTCCTCTGCGCCGTCTACGCGGATGTCTACGGAGATGCGGCGCTGGTCCACGATGATGCCCCAGCGCGAGAGCGTGTGAGTAACCATCGTTTTGATGACGGAGTTGATCGTGTCTACCTCGTCACTGCTGTGCGAGATTCGTTCGATGATCTGTGCTTCGACGTACGTCGGGTCGCCCATGTCGGGCATGTCGTCGTAGTCTTCTCGCTCGCGGATGTATCGGTTGGTGTCCATCAGACTTCCTTTAGGTTGATGTCGATGTCGCCGACGGTGAAGGATATCCCTCGCTTAGAGGCGATGCTATCGACGTGCTGGCAAATCATGTTTTCGATCTGTTCTATGTCCATCGCAAGGCTGTCGGTATGCGATACCTCTACATACAGATCAGTCGTGACGACGAAGTGTGCCGTGCTGGTTCGCGGGTGTGCGAATGCCATGCTGTTCCCTTCTGCGGTGTACCCGCATTTTACCTGCTGGCGCGCAGGTTGTGTTGAGTCAGGTGTTTGGGTTTTGTAAAGATTTAGAACCCCTCCCCGACGCAGAGGCATCGGAGAGGGGGAGACGTAGGTGGGGAAGGGATCACCTGTATCGCCTCAGGACGGACACCCGACCGCCCTTCTATCGGTTATCGTACCATGCCTTCACGTCGTGCGGGTCTAGCATGATGCGATTGCCGAAGGTGCGGACGGGCAGTGCGTCGGTGCGGATAGCCTTCTCAATATTGGCCTTGGTTACTTTCATGTTCCGCGCCGTCTCTGCGATTGTCCAGAGGGTGCCTAGGTTTTTACTTGTGCTTTCCACGCGGTGCCGTGACCCTTCGCCCTGTCTGTTCGCACAGGATTCCGAGGAGCGCGTCGCGGAAGTTCTCCTCGTCGCCGTCCGCGTCCGTCTCGTAGATGTGGTGCGCCTGCTCGGGTGTGAGTTTGTCGGCGTCGATGATGATGAGTTCGCACGCCTTGCAAGTGCCGAATGACTTGTCGGCAAGGCTGTACCAGTAGATGTTGGCCATTGTTTCCTTCCATCTGTGGGGGCCGGGCGGTATTGCCCAGCCCCCGGTCCTTCTAGGCGGCGAGCGCCACCGCTACGCTGCGATCCTTCAGCGTGGCGGACTGGTTTGCACCGAGCAGGTTCTGGTCGATGAACTTGTCGTCGGAGCGGTGATGCTTGCTCCAATCGACGTACTCAGCGACAGCCTGCACGAAGCCCCACTTCGTGTGCTTCACGTTGGCGAGGTTGTCCACGTCCCATGCGGCGTGGATTGCGTCGCGCGTGTTCATGGCGATGGTCAATCCCCGGGTGGACTCGTCGTCCTTCGGGGTCGGTAGGGGGACAAGCATCGCAAGCATCTTGTCGAATGAGATGCGGTCGATCTTCTGCTTGATGAGCGTGTCGCCTAGCGACTGCAACTCATCGAAGTAGGCGTTGCTGAAGCCCAGCATGTCACGCGCATCGCGCACCTTGTCGGTCACGTTCGGCGTGTGCCGCCCCTTCCACATGTTCTTACTCTCCTTCATGCTCCACTGGAGCGTGTTCTGGCAGACCACCCGGATCGGCGTGGTGTACACGCTGAGCGCGGTGTTGCCGTCGTGTCCGTTGCAGAGCGCGACGAACGGGTCGATGCGCTCGTCGGGGTCGCCGCCGATCAGGATGTCCCTGTTCAGACGGGCGAGCGCCCAGATCTTGCGACCGTTGTAGAGACTTCCCGCCGTGTGGTAGTGCGCGTCGCCCTTCCCGATGATCTCATCGAAGAAGTCGAAGGCTGCGGTGTTCTGCACGATCTTGTAGTTCGGGGTGACGATGCCCAGTGCTTCGCTGGTGTCCATGCGGACGTTGGCGACCTTGTTGGGGACGGGGATCGTCGTGTCGGGCATGTCGTCGCCGTTGGGAATGTGGACGCAGATCTCGTGCTGCTCTACAGTCCAGTCCAGTCCGGCTAGACGGATGGCTTCTGCGCTTGTCACCACGTCCTCGTCGATGACAGTGCCGAGGCGGTGCCATGCGGGTTCGCGGTTTCCGTAGAAAGCCTTGTCGTGTTCCATGATGCCGTGGCTCATGTTTCCTTCTCCTTCTTGGGGTGTACCCATACCGTACCACAGGTTAGATTGTGGCTGTTGTTATGATTTTGTAAGGGTGTCTTACGGGGGAGCCGCGCACCCCGCATCGCATTGGTGGATGCGAGGTGATTACCCAGACCTAACCGTCTGGTTTGACCCCGTGGTTAGCGGGTCGTGGCTCCCTTGGAACGGGCTGCCAGTACTTGCTGGCCCGATCCGCATACACCCCCATCGTGGCGGGTGTTTCGACCGGCGGCTCTTCAGTGCGGTATGCCGGTGGTGTCGTGCTCGTCGCAGATTTCTGCGAGGTAGACCTTGACCGACGCAGGCCCGATGCCCGTGTCGGACAGGATGGTGGGTAGTGCGTCGATGATGCCGTCGCGGAGCGTGTCGCTTGCCGTGTCGGGTGTCTCGTCGGTGCCGTCGATGAGGACGCTGATGGTTGCGTACAGTCGGTACTGTGCCATCAGTCGTCCGCCTCGTACGCTTGGCTGACGTACACGTCTGCATTAGCGTCCCACCTTGCGGCTAGACAGTCTTGCACCATGAATGTAGCGATCTCTGCGCTCTGTTCCACGGTGCCGTCCATCTCGTCCATGTCTACGATGACGGTGAGTACCACGGTGTGCTTCTGCGACATCACTCGTCGTCCTCGTCGTCTTCGATGATGTGCAGCGGGATGATGCTGATGCGTCCGAAGGTTGCGTCGATGAAGTCGTCGCCGAATGATCCGTTCAGAATGTCGGCTGCCTCTGCGGCATCGCACTCGTGCTCCACTTCGGCGCTCATCTCAGTACCGCTGTTCTCGCAGTAGAGACTGACCATGAATGTGGTCATGTTCTTGTTCCCTCCCGGGGATGTGTCCGACGTTAGTGTCGGAAGGCTCCCGCCCGGTGTGACCCGGACGGGGGCTGCGCTACTTCTCGCCGCCAACGGTGAGACGGCGGTGCCAGATGTCGAAGTTACCTTCCAGCCTGTCGCCGAAGGAGCGGATGAAGTCGGCGAGGTCGATCTCTTCGCCGGTCCTGCACTCGTTCAGCAGGCGGTCGATGCCGATGTCCACACCAGCGATGCCTTGCCAGCATGGGACGAACACGCGGTTCGTGTCGTCCTGTTCCCATCCGACGCCTTCGTTGCAGATGACGGCGGCCAGTGGCTCGCCCCATCCGTCGTCGGTGTTGGGGATCAGGCCGATGGCGCAGTGCATGGGCATGACGCTGGTCGCGTCTCCGCCGTACTGGGCGGCGACGATTGCCTGTGCGATGTCGCGTACCTTGGCGGTGTCCAGTGCTTCGACCATGACGGTGGCCTTGGCGAGTCGGCGCTGGCGGCGGTCGCTGGGGACGTTCGTCGTGGCAGTGTTCATGGGTTCCCTCCCGGGGATGTTACCGGCGGTGTTGCCGGATGGGACGAGGGGCTGTGACGCTCCCCCGTCCGGGGTGCTAACCGTGCAGCATGTCGTACCACACTACGCGGTACGCTGCCTGCAGGTACTCCTCGCGTGCGCGGCGGATGACGTCGCGCTTCCAGTGCCATCGCTCGCCGTTGATGGGGAGCGCGTGGCGTGTAGAGAAGCAGGTGTGGATGGTGCCCTTGAGTCGGGCGCAGTGCGCGATGTCACGGTCGCGGTCGCGTTCGCCGTAGCCGTACTCCAGCATCTGCTCGTAGGCAGTGTTCATGTACTGCCACTCTGCTGCTGCGTTCATGGGTTCCCTCCCGGGGATGACCGGCGTGATTGCCGGATGGGGCAGGGATGATGTGACTCACCCCTGCCCGGGGTGC